GCGTCATTGCGCTCTCGTTCATTTAAGACATTTGAAGAGATTCGTGCGCATGGTTTGTCTGCGGCAATTGAGTGGCCAATGTCAACCACAGACGTTGACGACAAAAAGATTAGTGACTTCGTTGATAAACACGATATCCGTGACATTGTGATATCTCGTGGCGTCACCTACTCGCGATACAAGGACTACCAAGCACGCAGGATGATGCGACTAAAGGAGTTGTCGCAATTGTTCCCTCCGGGTTGCAGGGTGTACATCTTTGGAGCATCTAACCCAAGCCTTTCTGCTAGGTCTGTCGCTCACTTTAAGGGATTTGAAATTTATCTTGGCGGAAGCCGTGTGTGGCAGGACTCGGGACGATGGATTCTCCCGCCCCGCCAGCCTGTCCCCAAAACCAAGTGGTCGCAGCCAGAATGCCTTGCGGAGGGTCTGAGGCGTTGGCGCAAGTGGAGCAACGTCTTTGCCAGCAGCAGAAACACAGAAGGCCCCTGACGGGGCCTTCTGCTTTCTACTGGGGTGTGCGGTAGAGGCTTTGCATAGCCTAGCAGATATCAGCGTCTAGACGCTCAAGGATTGCCAGCATTTCGTCTTCACCAATGCTGCCTTCTGCAACATCAGACTCCATAAGGGCGACTGTGGCGTCTAGCGTTCCACGCTCTCTTGCGTCCTCGTAAGCCTCATTAAGAATGCTGCCCAGCCCGCGCTCCTGCTTTGCAAGTTCATAGAGAGCGTCAAGCCCATCATCAGTCAGGGGCGGGTCTGCGGAAAGCATAAAGCGAGCGTTCTTTGCGTAAGCCTTTGCACGGATTGCAGCGTCTTCTGCCTTCTGCTTAGGACCAGTCCCGCGCCACTTAGTAGTGCCTGCCCACTGGTCCTTAAGCCAAGCGCACAGCGCGTTGCAGTTCCCACGACAAATCTCAGGGTGCTCAACAGCAAGACGCTTCGCGCAAATTGACTGCTTTCCGCCAGCCCACTTACCAAACGTCCTGACAATAGAACGAATCTTTCCATACTTCCTCGGGTCTTTCCCGCCCATGGACCCGCCAAGACGCGACTCGGAAAGTTGGATGTTTCTCAACTCATCGTTGCTCAATGTATTTTCTCCGATTGGCTTACCTTCTCTCCAAGGAATAATTGAGCATCCACATCCTGTGTGGCGATTCATTGGATTGATTTTTCTAAGAGTCTTCCACGACCAGTTCTTGCCAGACATAGCAACGCAGTCGGGCGTATGAGTCTTTGTTGGTCCAAGAATCCAGTAACCACCGCGAGGCGAGTCGTCTTCTACAAAATCCAACTCTTCTGCGTACTGCATCCTCGTAGAAGACGCCTTAACGTGCTGAGAGAAATACTGCTGTTCGCGAGCGATGCTCGTGTCCCGTGGGATTCCCGACCTGTCAGCCTTCCTCACGCGCTTCGCTGAGTTGCGAGCAAACTGCTTGCGCCGCAACTGCTCTATTCTCTCCTGCTTTTCTATGAAGCGCTTAGGCGGCGTCACTGATTACGCGGGTCGGTCCTAGTTGGGTCGGCAAGGTTGTCGGCCATCGTCTCAGCGGACGGAGAGCCGTATGGCGTTCTGCCCATCCTGCTCGCATTGGTCTGACGATTTACGTCGTCAGGGACGGCAAGGTTCCCCTGCTGCTCGGCCTGCTGCTGCTGAATCTGTTCAGCCTGCTGCTGCGCGGTCGCTGCCTCTGCCTCTGCTTGGTCTTCAAGCAGGTTGATGGCCTCATTAATAATCTCGTTTGTCCGCTCCTGAACATTGTTCTCACCGAACAACGACAAGAACTGGCTGGTAGCCCAGCGCTTAACGGACATATTCTCCTGCTGCGGGTCAATAACTGCGACCATAGCCTGAAGAGCACCGGCAAGCGCCGAAGTATCCCTCTGCAAGATTGGCGGCATCGTCACTTCAGGCTCAATATCATCGAACCCAGCACGCACAAGCGCTTCCTTCGTAATATTACGAATTACGCTTTCCCACAACTCCTGACGGGCTTCGACCATCTTAAGGATGGGCAACTCCATTGCCGTCATATTTGCCAGAGAAGCGGAGCCGTCGCCACCAAGGTAGTGCGAAGGCCAGCCAGTCCCGGCAGCAATCTGACCAAGGAAAGAAGCCTTGTCAGACTGAGCAACGCCAGCACCAGTCTCAAATGTATTCGGCTCAATGTTTACATTGGGCGTCCTAAACATCGTTGCTGCCTGCGGCTGAGCAATCTGCGGGTCAATAAGAGGAACCTGAGTAAGGTTCAGCGGGTCCGACGCCTTGAACTGCGAAATGACCTTCGCCAACTCGCTCGGACCACCGTCCACCTTGACGACGCGGGCAAGACGGTTGATTTCCCGTGCAACCGCAAGCCGCGATTCCATGAACTCACGGAACCCCTTCGCCCACTCAAGAATCCTTCTGACCTCAGAGTTACCACGAGTCTGATTAGAGGTGTGGTTTACGGCAACGTGCATGATGCGTGCGCTGCCGTCAAGAAGTGAAGCGGGCGGCTTCGGGTCGTTGTTCCCCGGCTCGTTACGCCAATGCTTGTAATACTTAATTACCTTCTTCTTTGAAGGCTGGTAAGAACGAGTCTTGAAGTCATACTTCGCCGGGTAATAAGTGCGCTCGTAATACAGAGGCATCTTACGGTTGTCTGTAGAGACAATTACGTTACTGATTTCAATTGGGTCAATATCAGACAGGACAAGCCCATCATCGCTGTCAAACATCGCGATGAAGACTTCGCCCTCAATCTGCAACTCAAGGCTCTTCTGCTCCTGAGCCTGCAAGGTGCAAAGCGTGGCCTGATTCTCTGCTGACTGCCAGAAGCGCTTAATAGCGGCTTCGGCGTCCTTTCTCTGCGCGTCTTCCAACTCAACGTAGTCAGGAATCGTCGGCATTGGGACACCACGACCAAAGGTGTACCAAGTCAAAAGATTAAGAGACTGGCCAACAATGGGGTCTTCTGCCCAATACCTATAGGCACGACGGATAATCCTACGACGATTGTCTGGCAAGTCGTCTGAATTAGCGACAGCCATATCAAAGAACCTGTACGTCAGGTCTTCAAGCCTTCGCTCCAACATTCGGTTAGCGGCTTGGTCAAGATAAGAGGCTTCAGTAAGAGCCTCAATCTGCTTCTCAAGTTCGTCAATAGCAGACTCACCGTTAATCTCAGGAGAGTCGCGAAAGAAATCAAAAACGCCCATTAAACGGGAACCTTCCCAGAGCCGACACAGCCATCACACCGAACTTCGTCGGGGATAAACAGCCCTGACACAAGCCGCTCAACCTTTTCGATTCCGGTACCACCACATTCCGGGCAGTTGGTCATAGGCGTCTTCCCCTGCGCCTTATCAACGGCAGGGTCGTTCTCTTTCTCTGCAATCCAAACCGGACAGCGGTGATACTCGTCAGAGCACCAACGGAGCAACGACTTAGGGTTGTCGCGGAAGGAAAGGAAAGAGTCTTCAATCTTACACTGTACGCCAGCCTTACCATCCTTCTCGTGGTAGGAACCGGCTGGACAAGTAATTTTAGGAGCCATTTGCTTATTCTACCCCGTTGTCAGTCAATAGCCAGCATGGCAGGAGGGTCATCGCTTCCCATTTCGTTAAGAAGTTTAATGAGTTCTGCGGCCTGCATATCTGGACCAATTTGCTGGTTGTTACCCACAGTTGCTTGAAAACCAGAGGTTGTAACAGCGTGCCCGTATTGAGATAGGTATCCAACTACGCCAGCAACGGCGTCAGAGCAGTCTTTTGAGCCGCCAACAGGGTGGTCTGGGGCACGCCCCGGTATGTCTTCAAGCCTCTCAAGTTCTGACTTAAGAGGCCAATAATCGGGTAAAAGGATACGACCTTCGTTAGTGGCCTCTTTCAGTTCTTGGTACGCATTGACTGTTCTATCAACTGAGAACGGCTTACCAAGACCCTCAAGTCTTTGCCCATAATCGTCCCACTGCATCCCGGCAGTCACCATACCTGCGCCGGAAAGTTCCTGAATTGCGCCTGCCGACTGGAACGAGTCGTATGAGAAAGAAGAAATGTTGATACCCAGATAGCCTCGCATTTGCAGAATAAAGCGGGTAATTGAAGTAAGAAAGATTTCTCCGGCTTCTGGTGCGACAATCTGCATGACTATTGGGACAACAAAACGATTTACGACGCGGTAGTCAGAGCCGACCTCAACAGCCGCTTGGTCAAGAATCCTCCCGACCGCAATACCTGCGGCATCGCCCTTCCGCCCACGGTTAAGACCGGGGTCAACATGAACGTGCCAAGCGGCACCGTTCCAGTCGTTCCGCATTTGCAGCATATCCGGGTTTAGCGCACCAAGAAGAGCGTCTTCTGTGGGGTGCGCTACACCAGCGTTCCACTCAATTTCTGAGTTCTGCGGGTGGACTCGCTTAGTAGCCAAAGCACCGGTGACAAAGTTGGGCAACTGTGCTGCGGACTCAATCTTTTCCGGGTCGGTAAAGAATGGGCTTCTTGCGCGAGTTGGCAGAGCACCATACTTAAGCATTGAGTCGGTCGGGTCACGGCGGAACTCCGCCATGTAAGACTCAGGGACAGCGATAATGTCTAGCCCTTCTAGCCCCTCAGCCACTACCAGCCTCCAACATTGGGCTTGGCTCGTTGATTTCAGACCGGTAACGAATTTCGTTTCCGTCCTCGTCAATCACGACACCCGGCTCTTTGTAAATCAGACCAGTCTTAATAATTCGCATTCTGTTCGGGTGCCTGTCAAAGAGAAAGACTTTTTCTCCTTCTTTGATTTCTCCCTTCGCGTCCCATGTGCTCATGCGGGTAACGAGCATGGTGTTATCCCACGTTGTTCCCTGCCGGGCCAAAGACTCAACGAATGCTTGGTCGTGCGATGGCGACGTAAGAAGTGCGCCAAATCCAAGTGACCCAAACCTAGAGCGGCGACGCTGGTTGAGCGCCTTAAAAAGTTCGCCAACATAGTCTGCGCGTCGTGATTCGACACCGAACGCGGCCTCGTCAACGATGAAACCAAAGACGTTCCAACCAAGAGCAGACTGCCACCTGCTTGTTCCGGGGGAAAACCTAATTCGGTTAGGGAACAGCAGTTCGCTTCTTACCCGGTCGTTCGGTGCGTAGTGGTCAGCAAAGTATGGAGAGTTGATAATCCTCTCAACAACGTCACCGAAGACAACCTTTGACGCCTGTTCAGCGCCAGCAGCAGATGCGTTCAAGACGACAATCTCAGAGTCTTCAGAAAGAGATACACCGGGGAACCGCGAGAAGTAACGTGCAGGTCGCTTTACGCAAGAAAGAAGATAGAGGGCATACGCGATAGAGAGCGCACCGGAGAAAGACTTCCCCGTACCAATACCAGCAATGAATACCCAGAGTTCGTAGTTTGAGTCAATCTTCCAAAACTCTTGGAGAACATCGCCAATCGCTTCGCGCAGGTTAAGACCAGCACCAAAATAATATGCGTCCGTAAGAAAGTAGTCCATTGGAACTGGCATTTCGTGCCAGTCGTCCCCACGGCTCGTCTCTCGCCACAGCATTGCCCTTTCGACAGGCCCAAGGTCGGCAGCCCTTGCTGCAAGTTGAGTTTGCTCCCACAACTTCTGGTAGTCGTGTGGGTCAATGCCCAAGATGTTCATATATTGCTTGCTACGACTTTGATATGAGGTGGCTGGCCATAGAAGGCCCACCTCTTTTTGATAATCAGGTCAACAACCTGCGAGTCGTCTTCCCAAGCACACTTGTTAAGCGCATCTTCTACAAGTTTTGCGATGTTAGAAGCGTCTGGCTTTTTCGTAGGATGCTCTGACCTTTCGCCAGCAGCAGACAATTGCCCAGATGCGCGGAAATGGTTCTTTGGGCGTTGCAGGTAGGCAATAATCGTCAATTCAACAGGGCCGTTGTTGAGCGTAATTGCCCCTGCATCATTCCATGCAGCGCGAATCATTTGCTCTGCGTACTGCGTCTTGCGAGTGTTATAGGTCCGAACATGGCCAGAGTTCGTTCGGGCAAAACGCGGCCTGTCTTTGCCCTGCGGAGCCATGTTAATCGAAAAGGTGAGACTGCTCTGACGCACTTTCGTTTACACCTTCGCCATGTTTATTTACCCAGCGATAGAATGTAATACCATTCTTATGGTCACGCGGCCTAATAAGGCCATGAACGACCAAGTATGCGATTGCATTCATAACTTCTGGTGGGCAGTCGTCTTCGGGACCGGCAAGGCCAAGGTAGACAGCGCAGAATCCCGCGCTCCACTCCGCGTCACTGTGCTTTGAATACATATAGACCACTTTATTGACCAACGATTGGTCAATTTCTGGAAGGGCGTGGTCGTTACTTTTTTGTTCTGACAACTCTGAACTCTTCTGCGACGGAGAGCGCATCAGCGATACGCTCTCCGTCGCCAGAAGTTTCTGCCTCGTTCAGCATAATAAGCGCGTGCTTATATTGGCTGAAAGGAACCCGAGCAAGATACATCTTGTGGAGTTCCTTAATTTCGCGTTCTACTTCCTCAGCCACCCTACGCGCTCCGCAAGAGAGGCAATTTGTGGTGCAGCATAAGTCAATGTCCTAGTGTCTTTGTCTGAGAGCGTCTTCTCAAACTCTGACTGAAGCATAGGCCACAACTCAGCGATAATGGCAAGCATCCCATCATCGTCGCCCGACTGGTTTCTCTCCATCAACTTCTTAGAAAGAGAAACCATTTCAGGCTCAGGCATAGAAGCACCTCCATGCTCCCCAAGCGGACTTAATGCTGTATCGGTCACGGATAGCGTCCGCGACAAGAATGGTTTCGACCATTGAACCCGACCAGCGCTTGTACGGCGACTTAGCGATGTTCCAAGAAGTCTTGTAAATACCAAGACCCCCGCCCCACGTTGGCCCCTGATGCGACCAATTAACGCCGTACTTTCCGCTTCCGGGCTGCTCGCACCTACCCAACTTCACAAAGTTCCACCAGTCTGGGACGCGCTTCTTTAGGTCGCGCATAGTGGGGTTGAGAGGATACTTAATCTTGTCACGCGCCTTCTGCTTTTTGTAAGCCTTAAGACACTGGCTCTTAGAGACTCCACTTTCCGGGTTAATCTTGTGCTTGTGGCAGGGCTTAGCGGATAGAGACGATGGTGCAATACAGATAGCAGCAATAGTTGAGAACACAATAATCGGCTTTAGCATACAGCCTCCTTGATTGCCTACAGGTCACCAGCGGTCCACATGCTGGTCAGCGCTAAATTCATGCGCTTATTCTTCGCAGTCTTCTGCGTCGTATGTTTCTACGTCCGAGATATTTTCATCCCAGATTTCTAGCCAATCTTGACGGGTTTCAACCCCGAGATTGGCAACCATACAGATGGCCATGACACCAATATCAACTGATGGAAGGTCACCGACAACTTCCTTAAGGGCAACGTCACACCTTCCCTTATGCGCAACCACGATATGACCAGAGTCATCAAACCATCGAATAACACCTTTATGGATGTTCTTGATGGGCTTGTCGCAGTGATTGCATAGGAAGACGAATGAACTAAGCGACTCGTCTTCGGGGTCTGGTATGACTCGTAGATTCAAAAGAAATTCACCATTACCCTAACGCCAGTTCCATTGCACTTCGTGCACTGTTCTGAATGCCATCCATCAATTGCCCAGTAAATGACACCTTCGCCAGAACATTTATTGCATGGTCGCGAAAGAATCATCTTGATGAACGACCGCCAAGCCTTCCAGTTGCTTGCGACGGTAGTAATACCGTCACGAGCACGGCTTACCGCTGGCAAAACAAACCTCCAAGTAGTGATACGCAACATCCTACTTAGTCTGAACATTTAAGCGACTACCTCGTAGTAGAGACTTTTTATTGCGTATCTGCTATTAGACACTCTTTATCTTTTTCAACAAATCCTTTACTTGTGCTTTTAGTTCGTCTGTTGGCATTCGCGTCTCATTCCCGCGCTCTAGCGCACGGTCAAAAGACCTTTCGCGGGCACGTTCACGACGAATATCGCGCACCTTAGAAAGAATCTGTGGTGCCCGTGGCTGGTACCTTTCCCCATCGTTCGCGATAGCAAAAATAGCGTCTACGGCCTCGTCGTATGTGACCGAATACCTCTTAAAAGCCTCTGAGAGCGCGGCCATATCAACCTCCGTCACTTGCAGGCCGGGCCAGTGCGATTCCAGTAGAACTGCGATTTTCTGAATGGTCACTGCTCACCTCCAAGGTGACGTTTGAAATACCAAGAAGTTCCCTTTGGCGAGCCTCACGGGACTGCGCAGATGACGTTTTCCTTGGTGCTGTGCCGTGGCTTTGCCTCATCGAATCGAAGAGGTCGTCCCTGCTGTAAATGACCCTTGGTGACGGCTCGCCGTCCCACCAAGGCCGCTCTGTTGCTGCCCGGATGATGGCAAGATGCTCGTCAAGCGACACATCTGGGAACTTGCGAATACGCCGAATAATGTAGTTCGCATGAGCGTCCGGCGAGAACCGCTTTCCCCAGAGCACGTTGCATTCTTCGACAATCGCGCTGACCATCGCCATTTCCTCAGCGGTGAACTTTGAGGACCGCCGTTGACGGCGGGGGGGGACTATAGGGGGGGGAGAAGTTAGGTTTTTAGGGGTAGGGGGGGTGTGGGGGGGAAGGGGAGTTTCCTCTGCCAAATCTGACGCAGCGATTTCGCGGGCCTGATTGGCAATTTCCTCTGCATCACGAGCAAGAGATTCCAGCGGAGTTCTGAATCCAGCGTTGGGTGTGACAGAACTGTCAATCTCTTGCAGCCAGCGGTAGACAGACCTCTTGGATGCGCCGAGCACTCGCGCCAAGCGGTCAATGTCATTTCTGTCATATCCCGCAAGCAGGGCCAACTGAAGCCGAACTGCTTGCGCAGACATTCCAGCGGTACTACTCAAAACCTTCTGAGCAACTTGCTTCTCGCTCATGTGTGCTTCCTTTCTGGGGTTGGAGGCACGCTACTCTTCTACAACGTCTTCCGCCTCTACGACGACTTCGTCCTGACCGGACGTAAGCGCCGCACGCTCTTCTGGGGACATAGAGAGTAGTGCGCGTGCCACTTCAAGGCGATTGTTGTCTGGCGATACAGGAAGACCTGCATGTGCCCGAACCTCAACATTCACCGAAGACTGCTCAATCTGCAACTTCTTGGCTGCCTCTTCGTAGCCCGGAAGACCCAACTTCGCCGCAAGTTCAGCGCGGTCTTTGAGCGCCTTACCAAGCACGTTAAGCGCCTCAATCGTGTTCTCTTGCACCAAACCAAGTTCTGAGTCCTGCTGCACAGCCTGAGACGCAATGTATTCAAGCGCCTCAACCTGAGCAGTCAAAGCATCGAACTCCCACAATGGATGTGTCTTGTCTATACGGACAGGGGTTACGTCCTTAAGCGGGTTGTCTTCAATAGGTGCAGTCCACGACTCATCAACCAAGTATCTATCGCGATACTCAATAAGACGGGCACGATGAATAGTCATGTTTGCTTCATCTGGATAGCGCTCTTTTAGCCAGCGCTCTACAGAATAAGCAGACCTAGTAATAAGCATGGCTTCAATAGCCTGCCGGTCTGGGTGCTTCCAGACCTTCGTGCGGGCACGGGCAGCCTTGTCTGGAACGGGGTTTGTCCGACCGATTTCAGTAAGACTCTTGGCCCGCTTACCCATTACTGCTCTACCTCAATGGTCACCTTAAGCGGCTTCTCACCCCAAAGAATCACCGGCAGAACCTTAGTGATTTCTGAGGCAGGAATTTCAAGCCGCAACTTAGCACTAGGCGGGTCATCGCCGCTAATCTGCCAAGCAGTCGGTCCAGTAGCAATAGACGCCATAAAATTGACAGCCGGAATGCTGAAGCCGTTACTAGACATTATCTACTCCAATGCTGCGAAGAAATCTCTTCATTGAATGGGTAATTTCTTTTGAAGACTTGCGACCCGGCATAAGCGTCATAGCGACCAAATTCCCATGTTTGTCGAATACGCCAAGATGGCTGTCGTCTGTTGGCTTAAGAGTGTAGCCACGCTTCTTCAAAAGTTTGTGGACGTTTCTTGCGTTCACAGTTCTGTCTTATCAAGTCCGATGAGGGCAACTATGACAGCAATAAGAAATCCGCTCAAAACTCCAAGGAAATATGTAATTCCATACATCAAGGCTTGTCCTTTCCAGACATACAACGACTGTAGTAACCACACCAGCGAGCAGAGCAGTGCCACCCCTCAGTGTTTCTGGGGAAACTGCCAGACTTGCAGGCCCCAGCAACGTCTACAGCAAGTTCCTGAGACAGGTTTCGTGAGCGCGTGACGAGGTCTTCATCAACTGTCACGGGTGCGATATATGGACCCTTGCTCTTTGAGTCAACAACGTGGACATACTCTACGGTGCTGCTCCCCGTGGCAGCAGAGTAGAGGCCCGTCTGGGGGTTTGCGGCCAAGGCTTCGGGCTTAGGGGGTGCCTTAGAGGTTGTTTTCCAGTCAACTACATGGCCATCGTCTGCGACCATATCAATTCGACCGACAACAATGATATCGCCAAGGTCAAGTTCCCAACTCTTCTCTACCTCAGCGGGCTGAGCATCTGGCAGGACATTTTCTGCCCACGCACCAGTTAGACGAACAGCCTTATCAACAACACCGCCGCCGCTTTGGTCTTCAAGAAGAACGGCATCTTCAAGGCCCTTCACCGCTTCATCGCGAGCAAATTCACGAGCCTCGTCTGCCGTCTTATTTTCACCAGTCTCAATCTTTTCAGTAAGACAAGTTTCAGCAGCATTATGGAAAGCAATGCCGGAAATCAAACCACCGTCAGGCGGAACACGCATTCCCAGCACATACCTGTACCACCACTGTCGCGGGCATCGAAGATACATCCTAATGCTAGATGCGCTCAGGTGGTCAAGTTCAATCTCAGGTTCAAGAATATGGTCGCCCATAAAAGTCCTTTCAAACTCACGGGGACCGGCCCAAGAGCGGACCGGTCCCCATGCTCGTTATAGAAATCCGATGATGGCAGACATAATAAGTACTGAAATGATTCCTGATAGTACTGTGATTACTGCGTCTGCATCATCGTTCACTAGCAATTTCTGTCAGAGCAGCCATAGCCTCATCAAACCGCTTGGTATCAGAGAGGTTTGATGGATTAACAAGGTCAAGGCGACTACCAATACCGATATCGCCTATCGCCTCTTTGATATCTGCATCTGACAACTTAAGGGAACGACCATGCTTCGTCAGCGCAGCGGACCTTTCATTCGCCAGCGTGACAGCATTATCTTCCTTCTTCACTGAAGCAGACGCTACCTGCTTGCTCTTGCGCTTATCGTGCGCATCGTCTTCTGGGTCGTCACCGGTTGGAAGAGAGAGCAACTGGATGTAGAAATACTTAAGTGCGCCAGTAAGCGCCTTGTAAATAGCCTTATCGCCCGTGTCTTCGCCCACTCCGTGCCACGGCACGACCATCTGCTCGCCGGACTCAGAATCGGTAAGGGTAATTTCCATAGCGGCTGAAACAATCTTGTTCTTTCCGTTCTCACGGATATCGCAAGAAGTCACAGCAGGAACTACGGTCACTCCACGACTAGAAAACTCATCGCGCACCGCCGCATAAACGTCAGCAGCCTGAGCGTAGTCGTACTTGTGGAAGTCGTTCCTGCCCTTCTTCTCAACATGAGAAATGGCGGCAGAAACTTCAGCAATCTTTTTATGGAGTCCCAATTAATCTCCTTCTGGGTAT